AATCTGGAATGCTGCATCTCGTGGTAAGATGGCTGCTAACGCTCCCTCATGGCTCACCATGACTCCCCTCAAGGAGCCCTACATCTATGACATGCTCTCCCTCAATGCATTCAACAACAATGGAGAGGATGATGAGATAGCGATATTTAGATGTAGTGTATGGGAGAACTGCCAAGACTGGTGCCGTGACTGTAACGTTACTGTCCCAGAGAATCATCCAGAGAACCTTGAGCCTGGACAAGTACGACCCAAAGGTAAATGCCCTAACTGTGGTAAGGTTATGGGCTTCATGCCTAGGGCTGGCATAGACAACTACCTCAAGACCATCACTGACCAAGATGAAAGGGAAGCTCGTGAAGAAGGTAAGTGGAAGCACCTTAGCGGGATGGTCTACAAAGAGTTGGATCGTGAAGCCCATCTCTATGCTGACTTTACCATTCCACGTGGCTGGATGCGTATCGAATGTGTCGATCCTCACGATGCACGTCCAACCCGCTGGCTTTTCGGTGCAGTGTCGCCTGAAGAGATCACCATCAATGGTAGACCTGCAAACCGGATTTACTTCTATACCTATCTCCTAGCCAGTGGTAACATAGATACCATAGCACGCTCTGTGCGTGTGATGCGTGCTAAACACGATTACAAAGAACCAGCAATGGTTATCCTTGATGCTAAGTTTGGTACTAAGACAGTCAACACAGCCTACGAAACAACCTCATGGGAAGAGGAACTTGATAAGGCTAGCATTAAGCACATCAGACTCTCCCACTCAGCTCCAGGTGACATAGCTCTAGGCCATAAGCTAGTGAAGCAATATCTTCAACCCCACTACAGCACTGTACAGAATCGAGAGTTCCCAGGCATGATGTTTGCTCGTGATGGGTGCTCGGGACTGCGCGGGCCGACCCAGGATATGTGGAACTACAGATGGAAGGAGGGTAGTGATCAGCCCGAGCAGGACTTCAAAGATTTTGCAGATACAGTAAGATATGTAGCTATGGAGCAACCAGTTTACCGATCACCTGAGCTTGACGAGGTGCTAATGCACATGCCTCCTGTAGAGGCTTACAACCCGCTTACTTATGGACTGGTGATGAGATAATGGCTATCATTCGTCCAACAACATGCTCTGTGCTGTTCCAAGAGCCAAACATAAAGGTTCTATTGGACGAGTATGCTGCTGAATGTTCTATCACTGAGCTTGGGTCAATTAACCCACAATGCTCAACATACGACGTAATGGAGGCCACAGGTGGGTTACAGGCGTTTGGAGTATATGATAGTGTGCTGCTAATTGGCTTTGCTGTTGTGTTGATCTACACCCTTCCCCACTATGGAAAGAGGGTTGCTACTACAGAGAGCATCTTCCTCTCTAAAGATCACAGACATGGTGACATTGGTGGAAGGCTTCTACTGTTCATAGAGAGCTATGCAAAGAGTAAAGGGTGTATTGCCTTCCTTTACAGTGCTCCAGCAGGTAGCCAGTTTGACCATCTATTAGCTACGAACGTAGATCGTTATCGTAACACAAGCAATGTTTACCTACGGAGCTTGGCATGAGTTCATTAGCCATACTTAGCAATATACTCCCGGCCTCAACTAAGGAAACTATTGAGAAGATAGTTATTGCTGAGGAACTCATACGCCAGTATAAACAAATCAAGCTACGAACTGAGCATGTCTTTCATGCTGGGATGTATGCACGTACTATACGCTTTGTACCAAACACGGTAGCTGTTGGAACACTTATGAAGATTCCAACCATATTCATCATAAATGGAATCTGTGACTTATTGGTTGGTGATGAATGGGTTAGGCTAGAGGGCTACAATGTAATACCAGGAAATGCATGGCGTAAGCAAATTTGTATTGCTCGAAGTGCTGTTGAGATCACGATGATCTTTACGTCCAATGCCGAAACAGTTGAAGATGCAGAAGCACAGTTTACAGATGAGGTAGACAATTTACTATCTCGAACTCAGCATGACGACATCATAGTATTTACAGGTGCATAATGTCTGGAGTATCGGCAGCAACGATAGCCACGATTGTAGGAGCTACAGTAGCAGCGGCTGGTGTAGGAGTGTCACTATATGAGATGGCTAATCAACCTGGGGCTGGTGCAGCTCCACAAGCACCTAGCCAGTCTACCATCCAAACCCAGCAAGCCGAGGCTCAACAGGCAGCAGCATTGTCTCAAGCTCAAGCATTACAGAAACGTCGTGGTATGGCTTCAACCATTCTAACTAGTCCTATGGGTACATCTGGTGGCCCAGCACAGGGTCAATCAGCAACGCTAGGAACATAATGATGAGTGACACCAAAGAGCGGAACAGGATTGCTGTTCAGAAGTATCGCCAAGCACACCCAGATAGGGTTAGGGCCGCTACCTATAGGTGGCGAGCAGCACACCCTGAGGAGTTTAAGTCCTATCAGAAGGGCATTGTACGCAAACGGCTATATGGAATTACTACGGAAGAGTACGATGCTCTTTTGTTATCCCAGGGAAACAAGTGTGCAATCTGTTGTGGTGAGAATCTAGGTAATAGAGACTGGAATGTTGACCATGATCACAACACTAATAAAGTGCGTGGGATTCTTTGCCATTCTTGCAACTTGTTGTTAGGTCATTCTAAGGATAACCCTAATGTACTTTGTGCAGCTATTGCTTATCTAGGAAGGGTAACGAGCAATTAACATGCCTTATCCAATGACATCTACATCTCGTCAGTATGGAAATGTTTCGGGGTTGCCTCAATCTACTTTAGGTAATCCTACCCCAGACGAGAAAGCCAAAGATTGTCAAAAATATTTAATGGTATTAGCAGATCAAAGGTTGCCTTGGGAACCAGCCATAGATAACATAATCATGTATGTCAATCATGGACGACGCTTTATCCAAGACACCGAACTATGGCCAGGGCAGCAAACAGGCCAAGAGGTATTTGATGACTCAGCAATGCTCGCAAGAAACATGCTTGTGGATGGGATGGTTGGATATTTGTGCTCTCGAAACCAGCCCTGGTTCGCTTTGGAACTCCCCGGAAAGTTCAACTTTCCTCGCTCCTCTGCTATGCGTTCCTGGTCAGGACGACGAGTAGACGAATATCCTCAAGTACAGCAATGGCTCCAAGACTGCCAAACAGTAATGTACTCAGCCTTCAACCGTTCTAACTTCTACGATATAGTAACTGAGTTCATTAGTGATGGAGCTACATGTGGTACAGCTTATCTCCAAGTAGAGGAGGCTATTACTGAAGGCTCAATAGTATTCACCGTACCCCACTACCGCGAATGCTTTATAGCAGAAAACCAGTGGGGCAAGGTTGATACTCTCTATCGTGTCTACAAGATGACTCTACGCCAATTCGTACAGAAGTTTGGCGAGGATAAGATGAAGGCTGTAGACGACAACTGGTATAATGCCTACAAGCAGAACATGTATGAGGAGCGTGAGATTCTACACGCTATCTACCCACGACAGGACTTCGATACTACCCGCATGGATGCTCGTGCTAAACGCTGGGAGTCAGCATGGGTCTACCGTAAGGGTGGGAAGATACTTGAAACTAAGGTGCGTGCTACTAACACCTCTACTGACGCTGGTGTAGTTATGCTAGCTGAGGGGGGCTATGATTCAATGCCCATGATTGCATGGAGGTGGCGTAGTAATGATGATGAAGTATACGGGAGGGGGCCAGCACATGATGCCTTCGTATCTATCGGACTTGCTAACCAGATGGGCCGAACGAATCTTATTACAGCGCATCAAGCAGCAGAGCCACCTCTTATCGCTTACTCCGATCTACGTGGGGCGATACAAAGAGGCCCTGCTGGTATCACTTACCTTGAATCAAACAGGGGCGACATTCGTACCCGTGCTCCTATGCCACTATACACAGGGGTCAACCAACTCCCCTTTAACATAGAGTTCCAAGACCGAGTAACTAAGATCATTAACCAACACTTCCACACAGATGTGTTTATGATGATGTCTGGACTATCTGCACAGGGCAACCAATCACGTATGGTAACTGAGCAAGTACAGGAGCTTCAAGGTGAGAAGGCAGCTATCCTCGGCACCCGTGTAGGCAACCTACAGTCAGAGGCATTTGACCCACTCATCTCTCGCGTCTATAGCATCGAAGCAATGGCTGGTCGTATTCCGCAGCCACCTGACATATTACTTCAGAGTGAGCATGGCCCAGTTGAAATACAATACCTTGGCCCGTTAGCCCAAGCTCAGACTAGGCTTACAAAGGTTAGAGCTATCACAACTGGTCTACAACTCCTCACGCAGATAGCACAGAACAACCCTACCTCTATAGATGTAGTAGACTATGACAAGGCTGCTCTTGAAGTATTAGAGGCAGTATCATTCCCAGCTTCATGCTACCGTGAACCCCGTCAGATTGCAGCTATCCGCGATCAGCGTAACAAGATGATGCAACAGGATAGGACTGCGGAGAATCTACCCAAGGTAGCTAGAGCGGCTCAATCATTGAGTAAGGCACCAGAGGCAGGTAGCATGGTTGAGAAGATTATGAGTGGAGCTGGAGGTGGTGGTGAGGAAGGAGCACCAGCACAATGAGACTGACAGTATACTTTGATCCCTTGTTGTTGTGGGCAGAATCTGTTTATATACCTGAGAAGCCTGAGCGTGAAATAGGGTATGGTAGTGTTCCAATATATTATGACGACATTGCGAAACTTGATATTCCCGCAATGCAAAGGTATAGGTTGAGGCAGAAAAGAAAGAAGTTAGTGAGATCATAATGACACCAGCACAGGAAATGGAACAGCGTTATAGCAACGTGTTTAAAACAATAGAGGGTCATATTGTGCTAGGTGACATAGCTACTCTCGGTCACGTTTTCGATACCATTCCACCAGAGGATATCGCAAAGGTTGCCGAGCGCAACTTTGCACTTGTCATTCTACAGATGGCAGGTGTATTTAATTCACTCTACCCCCAACTAGGACTTGGGCTAAGTAAGGAGAAATAGCATGGCAGGTTCACCACCGTATTATGACGACATTAGATGGGGAGGCCCGAAAGGGGTACGTATCCCTCAAGAAGCATTCCCAGCAACTATGGCTCTTGTAAAAGAGACCGACATCAATGTAGGGGGAGCTGGTACTACCAATACCATCAACCTTGACCTAACCCAGACTCGCTCTAGCTATTACACGATCACTAACGCAGGTAGTGGAGCAACCACCATAAAGTGGCCTGCTGTGCTCCCTGGGCTTGTGTTCACAGTGTTCAACAACACCGCCCAGTCTAGCGTATGGATGGTCACAGGCAAGACAGGTATCACGGTCGCTACTACCAAGAAGGCTATGCTGGTCATGGATAGCGCGGCTGGTGACATCCTACGTCTCACGGCTGACATTTAACGGGTTGGGGGTGGGCAGGGCCGGAAGGGGCTTTTCTGGTGTGCCAGAGCAGCCTACCCCCTTAGCTTTCAAAGGAGCACAATATGCCAAGTGGTAAAGGTGGTAGCAGCAAGGGTGGAGCTAGGAGCCTTGGAGCAGCTAAGGGTAACACTAGTCCCAGTGGAGCTATCCTAGATGACACAGATGAAGTGTTGCTCCAGCGCAAGCAGCGTTTCAAGGCATGGGCTAAGGGCTTCCGTGAGACGAAGCTCAAGCCTGCTGCTTTTGAGAACCTGTATCCACAGCCTGTTAAGTGGAAAGGCTAACCATGTCTGAAAGATGTGAACTTGATAAGATTCTCAAAGTTGAGCGTGAGATACTCGCTGATGATCGTGAGTTACTCAAACGCTCTAAACCTCAACCAATAACCGCTGCTATAGCAGTGCATTTCACAGGAGTTAAAATGAACAATGCTTTAGTGCTTGATATTGGACAGACCTCACAGGCGTCTATCGTTCCATTGCTCAAGGATGGTATCACACCATCTGGCGGCATTTTGTCGCTTGTCATCTACACGTTCAGCGATCCATCAGCAACCGTGGTTATCAATCCTGATGGTGTCACAGCCTTGGTCACTGGTATAGCAGCTTCGTCTGGGCCGATCTCTGGTTCAGTTAGTTGCACCGTCACCGATACCAATGGTGTAGTTACTCCGTGGACTCAGGAGTTCACTATTCAGACGGATGCCATTGTGCCTCCTACTCAGTTCACGCAGTCTATCGCAGTAGAGTTTACTGCCCCGACTGGTGGTGGTTCGATCTTGGCTCCAGCCCTGATTGCTGGTACGCCAGTTGGTCAACGCTCTAAGTAGTACACTGTTACTACCTTAACTATCAATGGCCCATTGGCCAAAGTGAAAGAAGGATACCATGCCTGAAGCAGTGCTAGACGCAACGCAGACTACTAACGTAGCTGCTCCTACTACCCCTGACACTACATCCTTGGGATGGCGTGCTGGGCTACCCGACGATCTCAAACAGAACACTGACCTTGCTACGTTCAAGACTGTTGGTGACTTTGCCAAGAGTGCTATTGAAACGAAAGCCAAGGTAGGTGATCTGGAAAAGAAGCTGGGTGACTCAATACCTAAACTACCGGATGGTGCGACGGACGAGGATCGTAACACTTACTACGATGCTTTAGGCCGACCAAAACAAGCCAGCGAATATGAATTTGATGGTGAGGACAAGAACGCCCCTGAGTGGACGAACTTCTGGAAGGGACAGTTTCATGGTCTGGGCTTAACTAAAGTTCAGGCTAAGGCACTGAGTACGCAGTTCAATGGGCAGATGCAGAGGATGGTTGAAGCTCACAATGCTGCACTCAAGACCGAGATGACTACTGCTGAACAGAAGCTCAGAACCGAGATGGGCGACAAGTTTGATACCAACGTAGAACTGGCCAAACGAGTATGGCAGAAACATGGAGAAGGGGATTTTGACAAGCTGTTCTCTAGTGAGACAGCTACCAATCGTTACGGTATGATTCGATTCCTTCTCAAGATGTCTGCCTTGACCGGAGAGGATACTTCACCACAGGGTGGGCACTCTACTTCCAAATCCAGTGATGCTGCTGGCTTTGATTATAGCAAGAGTCCTAAGCCCCCAAAGAGGTAGCTTGCTCCACGGGTGTAGTTAGAGGATTAACTCATGGCCGACGTTGTGCAGTTGGGTTACACCACACTGCAAGATGTTATCAACAACTACTCTACGTCAGATGCACGGGCACCATTCGTAATGGCTGCTCGTGTACTTGACCGTATGTGTCCACTCATTAGGTATCTGCCTATGATACCGTCCAACCAAATCTTGTCCAACATTGCCACACGTACTGATTCTATCCCAGTACCTGGTACTCGACGCTTTAACACAGGTGTCCAACCCACTGCTGCCAAGAACACTCCCCTCAGTGATCCGATGGCTTTGTTTGAGGCATACAGTGAAGTGGATAAGGAACTGTGGAAGATTCAGAACGATCCTAACATGTGGCGTCAGGATCAAGACCTTAACCACGTAGAGGGATTCAAGCAGCTAATGGAATCTCTCTTATTCTACGGCAACCTGTCACAAGACCCTGGCTCCTTCAATGGTCTTTCTACCCGCTTCAATAACCTAGAGTCCTACCCGAACGGCGACCTAAGCTGGGTGCCTAACGTGTGGAACAATGGGGCTACCTCTGGTTCCTGTACCAGTGCATGGTTCCTTGAGCTAGGTCAGATGAAGGTCTATGGTATCTACCCACCTAACACCCCTGCTGGCCTCAACATTGAGGACTTGGGTGAGATGACCAAAGAGCAACCAAGTGCAACGGGTGGTGGCCCAATGCTTAACTATATGTACCAAGTGCTTCGTACCCACCTCACTTGGCGCATGGGTATTCAAATCAACGATGAGCGGTGTGCTCAACGTATTGCCAACATTAACTCTGTTGCTTTGAGTAGCAACAACTTCGATGAGAATGTCTTTATCGAAGCCAAGAACCAACTCCCCGGAAGTGGTGAGGCTCCTGGCACGGTGCTCTTGATGAACCGTCAACTTAAAACACAGGTTGACATCCGTGCAGTTAGTCAGAAGCTTAACGCTTACACCATGTTCAGTGCGAACGAAGTTGATGTATTCGGGCGCTCTGTAACCAAGTTCCAAAATATTCCCATTCTGATGTGTGAGAAACTTCTCAACACTGAAACGGTAGTCACCTAAAAGGAGGAACCAATGCCGTATTCTGATGCTCTTGCTTATCTTCACGGTAGCGGCTCCTCACTGGGTCTGCCGACTACCACAACTGCCAATGCCTTGACTGGCGTAAGTCAGTCTGGAACAACCTTAACCTACACGGTATCTACTGGGGAGGTGATCGTTGGTCAGGTAATTATTCTTGCTGGTGGAGCACCAACCGTATCCTCAAGTGTTACGGTTACTGCGATCCTTACTGGTAATGGTCTAACGGGTACTGCTACAGTGAGTCCCTCGCAGACTGTAACCACAACCACTGGCACTGCCTATCCTCCTACCATTGGCGACACTCTCTGTACGGCTGCCAGTCAATACAGTAACCTTGAACTGGACTTTGGTGCTCCTAATCCTGGGACTGCTTATCCTTGGGTTCCGGCATTCCCATCACTCACTGAGAAGGGTTATACCTTCCCTCCTGAGATTCCTGGAAATGGTGGTACGGAGTTTGGAGTCCATATCTTGGTCATGGCTCCATTCAATACCCTCACCTCACTTAACTTTGAGGTACTCACGTCAGCGTCTGCTAGTGCCCTGTACAGTGTAGCAACCAACATCATTGCTACTCGTTCACTCACTCTAGCCCAGTTACAGATACTGGGTGCACACTACTTCATCCCTGTCCCACAATCGACAGTGCTGGAGTTCTTGCGCTGGTATGCTGTCTTGGCTGGTAGTCCCACAACTGATGGCACCATCGTGTCCTATTGGGGGCCACGCACTGGTGGTGAACAGTAACACTAACCTGGGGGTGTGGCATGGGTCATGCCCCCAATACTAAGCTAGGAGTAAGCTAATGCCGATTACCGATGTAGCTCTCTTTGTACATGGAGCAGGAGCCAATGCTTCTAGCCCAGCTACCGATGTTGCTAACGCTTTCACTGCTGGTACACAATAACAACTAACCAAGGGGGCTAGCCCTCCTTCTGGGAGATAACATGTCAGATCAACATATCATCGTAGCAAAGTGTACAGCTCATGCTTTCGAGAGCAGGAATGCTGTGCAATACTTCCCTGGGCTTGAATACCAGATTGATTTAGCTGACAAGTATCAACGTAAGCTCGTATGGCTCAAGACCCAGACAGGCAAGTGGATATTCCAGTTTGACAGGGCTGACTCCTCTAGTACAGCCCATCGTATATTCTTTTGTAAGGAATGTGGACAGCCCTTTGACCGCTTGAGCGAGATTGGTACACACACACGTAGCCTACATAACAAGACTAAAGCTACTGTGGATAATGCCCAAGCAGCTAATGCTGATGAGGAAGAGGAGCGGCTGTTAGCAGAGCGCAGAGCTGCTGAGGAAGCTGAGGAAGTAGTTGAGGCTGTAAAATGAATTATAGTGCTGCCAGTATCGCAAACTTGGCTCTTGGTAAGATAGGTGCTCGTGGTCAGATTACTGATCTGAATGAAAACAGCCCCAATGCTATTAAGGTTCTAGATGTCTGGGATGCTATATTCCAAGAGGTACTATCTGAACGTGATTGGAAGTTTGCTAAGACTCGGCAGCAGCTTGTACTAAGCTCAGTTACTCCACTCTACACCTATAAGTTTGCTTGGGCACTACCAGCAGACTTCTTACGCTTCGTGCGCCCTACTAAGCGTCAAGCCAACCGTAACTATGCTTGGATGTATGGGCCGGAAGGTATGGGTTGGTACAACCGTCAAGACCCTCCATTCTGGCCTAATGATTATGACTACAAGATTGAGACACTAACTGCTGGGTGGTTGGTAGTTCCACCAGCACCACCAGTACCTTATCCACCACCATTCCCGTCTGGGAAGTATGCCCTAACCAACTATGGAGGATGGCAAGCTCCTGTAGCAATAACTTACATTCAACTCATCACTGACTACACACAACTCATGCCTGGGTTTGTAACCTGCCTAGCATATCGCCTAGCTGCTGAGGTCAGTGTTGCTATCACTGAGGATAAGCAGAAAGGTCAGAGTATGCTTGAGTTATATCGTGATAGCCTTAACAGTGCTGAAGCTCAGAATGAGTGTATGGACTATCAGCAGGACGAGGCAGGCTCAGAGAGTTGGGAACGTGCTGGTAGATGGGTAAGTGGTTGGGGAGGTCGCAGGTGGTAAATGCCTAAAGCTTATCCATACATCAACACATTCAACGCTGGTGAAGTCAGCGAGCTGATCTTCAATCGTGAGGACATTAGCAAGTATAAGTCTGCTTGCCGTACCCTAGAGAACTCTGTACCCTTGGTAGAGGGTGGCACAAAGAAGATGCCTGGAACATACTACGCTGCTGGTGGTGCTACACCAAACCCATGCAGAGTGGTTCCATTTCAGTTCTCTACTACACAGGGAGCGATTCTTTGGATCATTAACAACGCATTCTATGGTGGAACAGCTATTGCTGTATTTGTGCCAGCTACCCCCGGCTCATGGACTCTAGTAAATGTAGCAACCATTACAGGATTACCATACCTACAAAATGAACTGTTTGAGCTTGATTGCTCAACCCAGAGTGCTGACGTTCTGTGGATATTCCACCCTAACCATCCACCAGCTTGTGTAGAGCAGCTAAGTCCTACTAACTGGGTTTATACTTTATCTCCTCCAGGTGGACAGTATAATGAACCTCCATATCGTGGCACCTCTGATATTATAGGCGTTGGCTTCTCTGGTATAGGAACATCCATAGCTGACATTACGCAAGCTAATCCATGTGCAGTCTCGCTAGCAGAGGCTATTGGTGTTACTGAAGGAGAACGTATCTACATTAATGGCTGCTCTGGTATGGTAGAACTCAATGAGGGTGAGTTCTTTATTGCCAGCTCTGGGGGATATACCGACGTAATAAACTTGACACCCGCTGATGGTGGTGCAGTAGTTACTGGCGCTATCTCAGGAACAACCCTAACAGTTACACTAATACATGGTGGTGCGATCAGTGTTGGTATGCTATTAGCAGGAACAGGAGTTACATCAGGTACTACAGTAACAGCATTCTTAGGTGGTGTTGGTGGCCTCGGCACTTATACAGTATCCCCCACTCAGTCTGTTGGTAGCACACTAATAACAACTCCCTTAGTTGATTCTACTAAATGGCTAACATATACTGGGGGTGGATTTATAGTTCCGGTAGTTGCACTATTTAACACTACTGGTAACTATCCAGCTTGTGGAACATTCTATCAACAGCGTTTGTGGTTAGCTGGTACTGACGATAACCCTACCACTCTATGGGGTAGCGTACAGGGTGACTACCCAGACTTTATTTGTGATTCTACTCAAGATGACTATGCTGTACAATTCACCCTGGTGTCTACACTGTTAGATCAGATACTTAACCTGATTGGTTCACCTAACGCTCTTATAGTTGGTACGGCAGGTGGTATATGGGCTATCTCAAGTCCTGGTGGAACGTCAATAAGTCAGGTTAGTGTTAATGCTGCTAAGCAAAGTACACTAGGAGTAGCCCGACTCCAGCCACAGTTAGTCGGTGACTCTGCAATCTTTGTCTCTCGCTCGGCTAAGACAGTAACATTCCTGACTTATAACTTTGTCAGCAACCAGTGGGACAACACAGACCTAACTAGACTCAACAGACAGATCACCATTGGTACAGATGCGGCTAGTTCTGGTATTATTCAGACAGCATTCCAATCAGAACCCTATCCGATATTCTGGGCTGTTAGAGCAGATGGTCAACTACTTGGTCTGGTGTTCAACAAGCAGGATCAAGTGTACGCATGGTTCCGTGTAAACATGCTATCAGAGGGTGGCAAGGTTGAATCTGTAGCAGTAATAACTGGACAGAACCAAGAGGACATGGTAGTCATCAGCGTTCAGCGGACTATCAATGGTGCTGTCGGGCGCTATCTTGAATACTTCATGCCACAGGAATTGTTTGGTCAGCTATCCAATGCCTTCTTTGTTCATTGTGGCTTACAGCTTAATCTAGGCCCAGCAGTTGCTATCACAGCTATAAGTAATACTAACCCACCCACTGTTACTGCTCCTGGGCAGACCTTTGTTAATGGAACATTTGTGCAGATAGCTAATGTCTTGGGGATGGTTGAGATTAACCAAGACAAGACTGAGGCATACACAGTTATCAATACAGACTACGTTGCTGGTACGTTTCAACTACAGGGCATGGACACTACTGCCTTTGGAGTTTACACCAGTGGTGGTACAGCCCTCCCCGTGACCAACGTAGTTACAGGTATGTACTACCTTCTAGGCCAAACGGTAATTGCTGTAGGTGATGGAGCTAAGATACTACCCCCAACTATCGTTACATCTGACTCCCTGACATTTCCTTACTATTGTAATCAGATTACAGTAGGGTTGCCATACAGCACAACCATACAACCTGTGAACCCTGTACTCAGTTCAGCAGGTAACACTACACGAGGTATGAAGCAGAAGCTGAACAGAGCCACGTTGTCTTTATATCAATCAATGGGGGGTCAGTTCGGTACAGACCTTAACCACATGTATCCTATTGTGTATGGGCCTGGGACAATGGGACAGCAACCAGCAATGTCTACCTTTGAAATAACCCGTGATCTTGACGCTGACTGGGATGATGAATCAACCTTTTACATTGTCCAAGATGAGCCATTTCCATTTACCTTACGCGGGTTAGTAATGCGTATGTCATATAATCAGGACTAAGATAATATGAGTGATCCGACTACTCAATCTGGTGCGCTCTCGGGACTGGGGATTATAAGCTCCTTAGTCTCTGGTATGGGTGAAGCTGATGCTGGTAAGCAACAGCAAGCAGGCTATGACTACAATGCTCAAGTTGATCTTAACAACATGTCTAATGACATGGTTGCTAATGAGCAGAAGTATTCAGCCTTGGTTGGTAAGCAGGCTACAGCTTATGCTGCATCAGGTGTTGACATTACTAGAGGCTCTCCACTACTTATGATGGCAGCTACAGCAGGACGTGGTGGGAGACAGGCAGAGGAGATATATCAGTCTGGTACAGAAGCCTCGACACTTGAGGAATACTACGGTAAGGTTGCTGCATGGAAAGGTCAGGTGGCTGGGATTGGTACGTTCCTTAGTGGCATGAGTAAGAGTGTTCAAGGATACCTCAGTGCAACTGGATACACTGGTGGTGGTAGTAGTGGTATTGATAGTACGTTTAATGCGTCCTCTGGTATGGGCGGGATGGGAACGGTGTTTGCTCCATAATGGCACAGATACCTTCATTACCGATTGATGAACCAGTAGCAGAGCCAAAGGCTAGTCCTGGTCAGTTTGGTTCTGTGGGGGAGACC